CAATTGAAAGCCTTGAACAACTGCGTTGGATACAAAATGGATACACCATAGGCATCACCGATGCTGGAGTGGCTGCTGAAATTAATACACCTGAAGATTTGGAATCGTTCAAAAAACAAACATATTGACAGGTTTTCTAAAAGATAGTATAATTAACTTGTTCGGCAGAATAATCTTAAGGAATTAAAATGCGTAGTCATTATTGGACATGTTCAAAATTTGCAGATTGGCTTCGTGGTTCGCCAAAACTCAAGTGTGGCACCAGTGAAGAATGGGATGCTTGGTATGCCAGTTCAGCTAAAGCGCATCCTGTCCGTTATTGGGTCGCTGAAGAAGGCCTCGATCATCTCCAAAAATTTGTCTATTACATACCAGATAAACTAAATGACGTTCGCTATTATATTAATAATCGCTGGGTTACTCGCAGTCATGCCCTTACTGCCCATCCCCGAGATATTAAACCGGGCACTTGGCGTGATGTGGGCAATCGCTTTCTTCCTTGTCTTTTCAACGAGCTTGTGGATTTTGTTGAAATAGAACAAGCATGGCATCACTGCATTTGGAGTGATGATGCTAAGACTAAATTTGAAACTCCGTGGTGGCGCAAGGGCTGGCTGCGTTGGAGAGCTTGGCGCTGTCCAGAAGCAGGTATGGAATACCTGCGTTGGGCTGAAACATTGACTAACGCTGAGTTTTTAGAAGAAGGTGAAAAGCATCTAGCTGAACCCACATATCAAGCCAAAGCCGCTAAAGAAATCATCGAGCTTTACACCTGGTGGACTGTTACCTATCGCAATCGTCCAGACCCTATGGAAGCAAGTGGATGGTCAGCTCACTGTGATGCTATGCGTGTCAAGTATCCTGGCAGTTTCTTCTCTAGTCTAAATTCAAAAGATCCCGAAGACCGTAAAGCCAGCAACAAGGCTCATAAGCTGCTTAGTAAAATTGAAAAAGCCTATGAAAAGGAAGATGAAGAAATGATGATTCGCCTTATCAAGATTCGCGAAAGCCTGTGGACATAACATGAGCATACCAGATAACAATTCTCACAGTATTGAAGATCTCTATGCTAAGTATCTGCAGTTCACCGGAATCATGTTAGAAGAATATAAAGATATTGAGATAGCGGGTATTATGATCACACAAGCTCTCAGCATGTATAAAACTGTGTTAGCAGAAGAAGATTATCAACGAATGGTAAAAAGCATATATGAAAGAAGAAACGATGTCAAAACCTTCAACTGAACTTACACCTCAGACTCCTGCACAAGGAATCCTCAAACGTAATAGTTGGGGAGATGCCATCACCTATCAAGTCACTTGTGAATGTCAAGATGCCAATCACGATCACAATGTTTGGGTCGAAGCTGATGATCATCGTGTGACTGTTACTACCTATACCACACAAAAGTCTCAATGGTGGAGTCTCAATCGTTGGCAGACCATTTGGCGATTGCTGACCAAAGGATATGTTGAGTACGAAGCTAACATCATTATGACTGAGCAACAGGCTCTTAATTATGCAGAAACACTGAAGAAAGCAATCAAAGATGTTAGTGCATTCAAACAACCAAAAGAGAATAGCGCAGCCGTTAAGGCAGCATCTGAACAAGACTGTGTATGACCAAAGTATCAAAAAGTCCCCAACGACATTCCTTCCAAAAAGAAGGATATGTTAACCGTCAGACAGAAAAAAACGAACCCATCAACGACGATTATCTCGACCTGTTTGATAAGATTCTGGACGAACACAAGCATAAGTTTGATGACCCGCAACGCCGTATAAACAATATGGAATACGATCTACTGACCACTGATTGGATTCTAGACAAAGTTCGTGCTGAAGAATCATACGCTCAAAACATGTATGCGGCAATGTGCAATAACGACTTCATCAAATTAGAAGTTATTCCTATCCTTAGACAAGATCCAGACAAAGACTATTGGTCAGCTTCCTGGCGCAGTGCCGGGGGCATCGTTGCAGACATGCGTGAACAAGGCGACTATATTGATTGGTACTGCTCAGGAATGGGCGGGCTTAGTGGGTATGACAAGGATAGTGAAACATATGAAGAGTGGCAAGCTCGTACTAAGTATGTTCCTGAAGGGTTAGTAACCGACGAGATCCGGAATGATCTCCAACGTCTTGGCTGGGCAATAGTGCCTGGTGGAGATTGGGAAAAATTTACTTAAGGAGATTGTGTTAGTATCATGAACTTTGAACTATACGAAGTTTGGGCGGTGGATGAAGCCGGTCACGAAGAATTGGTAGAAACCACCAGCAGTAGAAAAGAAGCGTTGGAGATAGCAGAAGCTAATCTCGGATTGGGTGTTATGGAAGCTGTGGTTTATCAAGAAGATGAAAACGGTGACCTACATGAAATCAAACGATTTAATCATGGTTGACAACCTCGCCGTTTGGTGCTATAATATATGTATTGTTTAACAACAGGAGTGACTAAATGGTAACCAAACTAAAAAAAGCATCTATTGCGATCCGCCAAAACAAAGGGCGTGATCTAAGTCCAAAATGGGACGATCACGAGACCATGACTGCTGATGAATTTAGTCGACACTTCCGGATGGCCATGAGTTATTATCGTTTGGAAACCAGCGGCAAAGAACTCAAACCCAAAGTTATTAATTGGATGAGCAGCCAGAACTATCCAAAAGATGTTATTAAAGCGTTTAAAGATACCAAAGACAATCGCTGTGGCACAACCGTAGGTGCTATTGCTGCTAATCTGTTGCGTGGTATGCCGGCAATTCGTGCAGACTTCAACGAAGGTCGCAACACCGCAGAATGGTTGAGTAAATCTATTGCTAAAATTATCGAAGAAGGCAAACATGATGAGACTGAGTCCGAAGAAGGCGCAGTAGAAATCAAGCCAGCAGTTTACACTCCGTCTATTCAAGAGAGACTTCGTGAAGTTGCATTGGGCATGACTGAAGAGATCGAAGATGCCATTGAGTCATTCCAAACAGATCCAGATGCATTTGATCCAAAAGCATTTAAACTGTTAAATCTTCTGCGTGGTCGTCAAGCCAAAGCTGCTCACGCTCGTATTATTAAAGACTTGTACACCCGTAACTATGAAGAATTGGTAGAAGCAGCCACTACCAAAGACGAACAGTTAAAAGAAGGGTATTCTCATTTGAGCAAGGCCAACTTGAAAAAGATCACGCTGTTCTACAGCGAAATCCTTTCAGCCTGCGATATGCTGGCTCAAGAAGCCAAGGTCAATAAAAAGCCTCGTGCCAAGAAGCCTACTGATAAAGCCAAGGTTGTGGCCAAGATGAAGTATCTCAAACAGGACGAGACACTTAAATTAGTTTCTATTAATCCGCAGGACATCATCGGTGCTAAAGAACTGTGGATCTACAATGTTAAGACACGTAAATTGGGCAAGTATGTGGCTGCGGAATTCAACGATCTCGGAGTTAAAGGCACCACAATTACTGGATCTGATCCAATGAAAAGTGTTCAGAAAACCCTGCGCAAGCCAGAAGAGCAGCTTAAAGAGTTCAAAGCAGCTGGCAAAGTGCAGTTACGCAAGTTCTTAGACGATATCAAAGCTGTGGATATCAAACTCAACGGCAGGATCAACGAGGATACTGTGCTACTCAAAGTACAATAACAAAGTAAATTCTCAGTAAAAAGCGGGCTTCGGTCCGCTTTTTCGTTGGCGGATAAATACATTACTATGAGCAATGTCAATAATTTATTAGCCGCACTAGGCGATGAGATCAACGCAATCGCACAAACCGCTGCCCCAGATGTCAAAGAAATCGCAAGGAAAATGCCGTTTCGATCCCTTTCAGGAGATCACATTTCCGGAGGCAAAATACAAAACTTTGCCAGCACTGGTATCACAGATACCGCTGTAAAAACTCAGCTTACTGTAAGCAACGACGGTGTAACTGTTAAGAATCTATTTGTAGAAAACATAGATAATCTCACAGTCGCAGGCACGTTAAAAACCAAGATTCTAGAAGTTGATGAGATACGTGCTGACATCAAGTTTGAAAAAGATGTGCCTATCACGTTTTCAGGAGATACCTTAGATGGCAAAGGACTGCTGTGGGCTGGACAAGGTAACACCAAACAGCTGATATTCAATTCAAACCCTGACAGGTTTTTTATATCAGAACACATTGATCTAGCACGTGGTAAATCGATTTCTGTCAACAACATTAAAATAATAGATGAGTTAGAGTTAGGTCCTACTATAACTAAAAGTAATCTTAGAGAAGTTGGACGTCTAAAGGGTTTGATAGTAGACGGTGGGTTTAATGTTGGCCAGTACATGGTGTTTGATGCTAACACCAGTCGATTAGGATTAGGCACAGAAAACCCCAATGCCGCTCTGAGCATTGTAGACGATGGTGTAGAATTAGTGTTAGGCGCCAAGGATACTGTAAAAGCATTTATTGGCACATATGCCAGCAATAATTTAGAATTAGGCACAGACAATACTGCAAGAATAATTATTTCATCTAGCGGCAACATAACACTAGGCAATCCGACAATTGCACCAGTTCAGGTCAGTGTGCATGGGAAACTGTCAGTGCGAGTATCAACTCCAGATCCAGAAGTTGATCTTCATGTCAACGGTGCGGTGAGATTCAACAACAGACTGCAAAAATATGACAGTACGTATCCCACATCTGGATCGTACAACGAAGGCGACATCATATGGAACATACAACCAAGAATGAACTCCTACGTGGGTTGGGTTTGTATTCAAACCGGAGCACCCGGTCTGTGGTCTCCGTTTGGTAAAATTGGAAATTCATAATATGGCAAGTCAAGAAAAATTAAATGCCCTAACAACCTTGTTGCAAGAAGTACTTCAGGAAGGTCAAGACATCAACTCTGCTGAATTTCCTTACATAGTTATCAAAGGTGATATCAATGGCAAAGGCATACTGTGGAGTGGGCAAGGACATAATAAACAATTTTTGTTTAACACTGACCCTGATAGATTTTTTGTTTCCGAAAGTATCGATTTAGCAAAAAATAAAAACCTATCTATCAATAACATCAAAATACTAGACGAAAAAGAACTAGGAGCTACCGTAACAAAAAGCAGTCTCCGAGAAGTTGGACATCTCAAAGGATTGATAGTAGACGGTGGGTTTAGTGTAAATCAGTATTTGATCTATGACTCCAACACTGATCGCCTAGGGTTAGGCACAGATCAACCCAAAGCCGCTGTTAACATTATAGATCAAAATGTAGACATTGTTATAGGTGCATCATCGCCAAACACTGCTATGATTGGCACTTACAATTACACAGATTTAGACATCGGCACTGACCACACTGCACGGATTTCTATCAAGGCCGGTGGCAACGTAGTTATAGGAAACCCTGCGACAGGGGATACTAAAGTTGCTATCATAGGTTCTCTAGCTATCAATGTCAGCAGTGCTGATCCACGCAGCAGTCTGCATGTTAACGGAGCATTAAAGTTCAATGACAAACTGCACCTTGGAGGCAACGAACCGCCTGTCAGTGGCGGGTTCAACGAAGGTGATGTAGTATGGAACAATTATCCGACCCCTGGAAAATTTGTGGGTTGGGTATGTACCAAATCAGGCAGTCCTGGCATATGGAACGGATTCGGCAGAATTGAATAATGCCACAAGCATTGGTAATCGGCAATGGCGAAAGTAGACGTCATGTTGATGTTAGTACATACACTCAACATATACTCATAGGCTGCAATGCCATACACAGAGATCTCAATGTCGATCATTTGATCTGTTGTGATCGTAGAATGGCAGAAGAAGCTGTAAATAATCCCAATACCAAAGACACAGAAATCTATGTACGTGATCATTGGCATCACTACTTTAGAAAAATAAGAAAAAACAAAAACATCAATCTGTTACCCGAGGTACCAACTACAGGCGAAGCAAAAGTCAACCAAGCTGAACATTGGGGCAGTGGTGGATACGCTGTGTTATTGGCGGCTGCATTAGGTCATCAAGAAGTCACTATGATTGGTTTTGATCTGTATCCAATTGATCATGCGGTGAACAACATCTACAAAGGCACTGTGAATTATGCCAGAGCTGGATCGCAGGCAGTGGATCCCAGCTATTGGGTTTATCAGATTGCATCAGTATTCACACATTATCCCGATACCACGTTTGTGATCTATAATAGACAGGGGTGGACAATGCCATCAGAATGGAGAAAAAATAATGTGGAATTCATTGCATTATAAATAGAAATGTAATATAATATTACAATACACACACAAAGAGGACTCTATGGCATCATCCCTCTCTAAACACTCTGCAGTCATCAAACTTGCTACCTATATAAAGGAGACTAGAGATGGCAAAATATCTTTCAACAAAAACTTACGGCAACGACCGCGGACTTTCATGCTGTTTTAGACAGTGGAGAAGTACACATAGTCACTGCTCATTACTACACGGATACTCAATCGGTATCAAATTAATTTTCGAATCAGAAACCTTAGACGACCGCAATTGGGTCATGGATTTCGGCGGCCTCAAAGCGTTTAAAGAGTGGTCAGAGTGGCAGTTTGATCATACTACTGTAATGGGCAGTGATGATCCTCATCTAGAAAAGTTCAAAGAACTGGCTAAGTTAGGCAAGCAAGCAGAAGGCGGTGTACTGGATCTACGTATTGTAGAAGCAGTAGGTTGCGAAAAGTTTGCTGAGTTGGCTTATCGAACTATGAACGAAATCCTAGAAGCATACAAAGAAGGTCGAGGTTGGACACATCCAGACGGTCGTGTGTTTGAAGCACGTTATCCTGTTGGTCAAGGTGTCAACCTTCGCAGTGCTGAAGTATTTGAACACGCTGGCAACTCGGCAATTTATGAGGCCTAATGAAAAGGCTTTGGCGTTTATGGGCTAAAGCACTAGGTGAAAAATCAGGTGCTACTGATCGAGAAGCTGATTCAGTAGCACTTGTTCGTACAGTTATCATACTGACCTATATTATTACAAACCTGTTTATTATCGCTGGTGTCATTAGACATTGGTAAATAATAATATGCGTACATTTAATATCAACCAACTTACTATCAGTAATAACTTACCGTTTGTTCTTATTGCTGGTCCGTGTCAAATAGAAAGTCAGGCCCATGCAGAAGACACCTGTGCCAGACTTATTGCTATCACAGCATTGCTGGGCATTCCTCTAATCTACAAAAGTAGTTTTGACAAAGCTAATCGTTCTAGTATTAGCACTAAACGAGGTGTTGGCATTGAAGAAGGATTACAGATTCTCAATACCATCAAGCACACTTTTGGAGTGCCTGTTTTAACAGATATTCACGAAAGTTATCAAGCACGAGAATGTGCTGATGCAGGTATTGATATATTACAAATACCTGCGTTCTTATGTAGACAAACTGATCTATTGTTAGCAGCTGGAGAAACTGGCTGTGCAATCAATGTCAAGAAGGGACAGTTCCTTGCTCCCCACGATATGAAAAACGTTGCTGCAAAAATTGCGTCAACTGGCAATGAACGCATTATGCTATGCGAAAGAGGATACACTCATGGATACAATAATCTTGTGGTTGACATGCGCAGTCTACCTATTATGGCAAGCACTGGCTATCCAGTGGTCTTTGATGCCACTCATTCTGTTCAACAGCCTGGGGGAATGGGAGAAAGATCTGGAGGAGATAGGACCATGGTCCCGTACTTGGCGAGAGCTGCTGTAGCCACAGGATGTGTGTCTACACTGTTTATGGAATGTCACGAAGATCCAGATCGCGCTCCTAGCGATGGACCCAACATGATCAAGCTAGACGACCTCAGCGATATTTTAAAAGACCTGGTAGCCATAGATGAAATTGTCAAAAGAAGATAGAGCTGGTTGGTCTAAAGAACAAAGACGGTTTTATAAAGCAAATGGGTATCCCATGCCGTCTGCAGTAATCGGTGAATCGCCACCCGCCGATCATGATCCTAACACAAAAATTACAGTTCTCTGCGTGAGATTCGGCAACAAGTACGGCCGTGAATATGTAGAGCGTCTGCGTAATATGGTTGCAAGGCATCTCACAGTTCCTTATGAATTTGCCTGCCTCACTGACGATCAACATGATATCGCCGGAGTACGCAAGATATATCAACCCAATGCCAACTATGCCAGAGGATGGTGGCACAAGGTTCACATGTTTGATTCTGCCTTACCTCTCAGAGGAAGAATACTCTATCTCGATCTCGATGTGGTCATTCATGCCAATATGAACAAGCTCACAGGATATCATCCCAACAGCTTTATAGGTATTCACGATTTCAACAGAAAATTTTTCCCCAGTTGGAACTATCTCAACAGCTCAGTGTTAGCATGGACTCACGGAACTCAAAGCCATATCTTTAATCAGTTCAAACTCAACCCATCAGAAGCTCAACGGCTGCAAGGAGATCAAGATTGGATTTGGAAAATAGCTAAAGATAGAATGACGTTTTGGCCTAGAGATTGGATTATGAGTTACAAATGGGAGATTCGAAGCAGAGACGAGCTCACTATGGCTAACGGCAGAAGGCAGTTCAAAACGGTAAGACACGATGTTAGCCCTCCCTCGAATTGTAGTATTGCGGTATTTCACGGTGAACCAAATCCGCAGGATGTTCAGGATAGATTTGTAGTTGACAACTGGCGGTAATGATGTTATACTTGTAGTATGAAAATTACTACACATCAGAGTCAAATTCGCACAATCAAACGAGACGATCCCCGTTTTCGTATCGTTGACAAATTTGTAACCTGTGGTAGAGCAGGATTTGAAATTTCAAAACAATGCCCACGTGAGTACGGATTGATTTTATCTGAATGTATCGATCGAGGATGGATTCAACCTGTGGCTTATATGACAGAACGTGAACTTCTTATTTCGGGATTATCTAATGATTAAACGCATAGGCTTTGCCTGCAAATGGATTGACGGTCCTAGTCAGATCAACGGTGTCAAACAAAAAGACAACTGCAAACAGTACAACACTGGCAGTACCACAGTAGCATGGTTGAAGCGCCAAGAACCCAAAGTAGCAGAACAGAAGCTGTGGGATCTAATGGTCCAGAATATTGAATCAATTCGTAAACTTGTAGAGAAAGTGGGTGATCTAGATGACGAACTTCGTATGGTACGTCTCGGCAGCGATATTCTGCCTGTATACACTGAGCGCAATTACAGCTGGTTTTGGCGTCAAGCTGATGTGGTCAAATATGCCGAAACACATTTTGCCGAGGTGGGGCGTATTGCTAGAGATCGTAACGTTCGTCTTAGTTTTCATCCTGGCCAGTTCACTGTTCTTGCAAGTGATAATCCCGATATTGTTGATCGTAGCGTAGAGGAGTTTGAATATCATGTGGACATGGCTCGCTGGATGGGATATGGTAAAACGTTTCAAGACTTTAAGATCAATGTGCATATCGCTGGCCGACAAGGCCCATCCGGTATCCGTAGTGCTTTGGCACGGATGAGCCCAGAGGCGCGAAACTGTCTTACTATCGAAAACGATGAGATGACATGGGGTATTGAACACAGCATCGAATTGGTCAAAGACTGTGCATTGGTCTTAGACATTCATCATCACTGGATTAAAACTGGAGAATATATTGACCCGAATGACGACCGTGTTAAGCGGATTATTGATAGTTGGCGTGGTGTGCGCCCTGTGTTACATTATAGTGTATCACGGGAAGACTGCCTTGATGCTCATCCCGGACACATCCGTCCCGATCTTTCGACCCTCTTAGAATCCGGACATAAGAAAGCAAAACTCAGAGCTCATTCAAACTTCTACTGGAATACAGCAGTGAATGAATGGGCACTGAGCTTTAGAGACCATTTCGACATCATGTGCGAAAGCAAGGCCAAAAACTTGGCCTCATTTGCTCTACACGATCAAGACAAAACTGTTAAACAGGTTTTGGCTTGCGAGGAGCCTTTGGCGCTGGTGCTTTCTTAACTGGTGCTTTCTTAACTGGTGCTTTCTTGGCAGGTGCCTGCTTAGCCTTAGCTACCGCTACTGCTTTGTTTTGGGCAGTGACTTCTGCTGCTGGTGTAGTTTCAACTACCAATGGAATTGGTGTAACGGCGGCTGGCTCAGGTACCTTGTAAGGTGCTGATTCTACTGCCGGGGCTACTTCAGCTGGCTTGACTCCGAACATTTTTTTCAATAATCCTAGCATATTAAAAATCTCCTTGTAGGTTATTTAGCGGTAAATACAAGCATGGCATACAATTTTATACAAAAATTCATAGTTGAAGGTCGCAAGGACAAACTAATCCAGCTGACTCTGCCCTATGCCGATGATGAGCTTGCGCCAGTAAAAAGCAAAGCGACTATAGATTATCACTACGGAACACTCTACAAAGCCTATGTTGATCGATATAACAAAGGAGAAGGTGATGATGATTTCAACGAAGCTGGGGCTTTTTTACATAATATCTACTTTGGTCAATTAAAATCACCCGAAGGTTCTAATAGACCCTATGATGCTATTTTACAGTTTATAGAAAAACATTTCAAAACTTTTGATCTATTCAAAAGTGAGTTTGAAAAGCAAGCTATGAAGATACAGGGCAGCGGATGGGTGTATTTGGCTAAAGACGGTGAAATTAAAACCATTGTTAATCACGAAGTTAGGAACGATATTGTACTATTGATAGATTGGTGGGAACACGCTTGGGCGTTGGACTATCAGGCAGATAAAAAAAGCTATCTATCCAACGCATGGAAGATAATCGATTGGAGGATAATAAATGGCGTACTCGGACAAAGTAATTGACCATTACGAAAATCCACGCAATGTAGGGTCGTTTGCTAAAGATGACCCAACAGTAGGCACAGGTATGGTAGGTGCTCCAGCGTGTGGTGATGTAATGAAACTACAGATAAAGGTAGACGATGATACAGGTATTATTACAGATGCAAAATTTAAAACGTATGGCTGCGGATCGGCTATCGCGAGCTCGAGCCTCGTTACAGAGTGGCTCAAAGGAAAAACCCTCGACGAAGCAGGAACAATCAAAAACTCCAAAATCGCCGAAGAGTTAGCCCTACCCCCAGTTAAGATACATTGTTCAATTCTAGCAGAAGATGCTATCACCGCAGCCGTAAATGATTATCGTAACCGACACAGCAGCTAAGAAAGTTAAGCAAAATTTAGAGCGACGCGGTAAAGGTGTGGGCATTCGATTGGGTGTAAAAACTACAGGATGCAGCGGATTAGCCTATACTATAGAATACGTTGACGAGTACACCACCGAAGAGGGAGTTACTAATTTTGCTCAAAAAGACTTTGTGGTATTAGTAGATGCCAAAAGTTTGGCATATCTTAATGGCTTAACAATGGATTGGGTTCGCAATGGACTCAACGAAGGATTCGATTTCGTCAATCCGAATGAACGCGATCGCTGTGGCTGTGGTGAATCATTTAGAATTTAGACACAGGTAAGTCCACACTGGCAGGCATATTCCATATCTGCTTCTGCTCTACTCCTGTTCTTTGAGCAAACCTTTTGGCATCACAATCCCCGCAACAATGAAAAAAATTGTTGCTGAGTCGTTTCTTATCCATGTGTTTGAGATCTCTTTCAAACACCGAATCACAAGCATCACATCTCAGCACTGCTATAGTCTTTTTTCTCTTATATAAATGTTCAACCCCGCATTTACTGAGTCTAGAGTATTGATTTTGTTGAGTTTTGATTGTGAGAAACATCTAGTATTTACATCCGGCTTATAAAACTTTGGGCTAAATATTAGAGCATTTGCTCAATCTAGGATTCCAACCATGGCAAGAAAGACTATTGATATTGGTGTTGTCGGTAATGACGGCACCGGAGACAGTATAAGAGATTCATTCCGTAAAGTCAATGACAACTTTAGAGAACTTTACAGCTCACTAGGGCTCGGCGAAAGATTAAAATTCACCGGGCTTGAAGACGCCCCAGCTACCTATGTAGGGCAAAATGATCCAGCTACTGGAAATACCCCAGTAGTCACTGTGAACAACACTGAGTCAGGGCTGGCATTTAAAAAACTTATCGCTGGTTCTGGTATCAGTATTGATTTTACCACTAACCCCAACGAAATATCTATCAACGCAGACTTTGCTGAAATTGTAGCAGACACTACTCCCCAATTAGGTGGTGACTTATCAATGCGTTCCGGGGGAAATCAATATCGTATATTTGATGCTGGAACTGCAATTACTCCGCTGGAACCTATATTTTCAACAGAATTAGTCAACAAAAACTATGCCGATTCTAAAATTTCCAGAGCGGGGGTTAATGCTATTGATCCTGCCACAGGAACAGTAGACGTTAGTTTCGGACGCATGAGCGGACCGTTGATCTTATCAAGAAGTCCAGAACCAGATGATGACGAGTTGTACGGAGGCTTGATTGCAGCCACAAAACAATACGTAGACAGTTCAGCGTTCGGCAGCAGTGTGAATCTTTATGTAGCACTAAGTGGTGAGGATGATCGTCCTGGTGTGTCACCAGCTCTACAAGGTAGAGCGTTGGCCTATGCCTATCGCACACTTGAAGCGGCGCTGAAACGTGCTGAAGAATTAGTGTTAGATTCACGACCAATTATCGGTCCTTATGAAAAGACCCTAACGTTTAATAATGGTGTATCAGAATGCTCACTGGCTGCTGTGGATACCTCTCCTATATCAGGTACAGGATTTGCAGGAACTGTGCGGATGAGCGTAGACACCGCAACGTTGGTCAGTGTTGGCACAAACTATTATGCTGGAGATATATTACAAATTGCAGGCGGTACAGTAGCATCGGGCGGTAGTGCTTGTTTTATTGAAGTATTATCAACACTAACTACTCCTGGAGCTATTGTAACATTTAGAATTATATCAACTGGGGTGTATTCTGCACTGCCCGGTGCAACCGCTGTGTCGACCACAATCAGCACCAGTGCTGCACCAGTAGGTATTGGTGCGATCGGTGCTGGTGCTACATTCAATCTTACCTACAAGGTCGGTTCAGTTTCTATATCTAACGGAGGCACAGGATACAGTTTGGTGTCTGTGAGAATAACCGGTGGTGGTGGCACAGGAGCATTTGGTACAGCAGTTGTTACCGCAGGTGTTATCACCAGTGTGACTATCACAGATAAAGGAGCGGGCTTCGTCAGCTTACCTACCTTTATAGTTGATCTTCCTAGATTCTTGATATTCACTAATGGTCTGCGCACAGACTTTACCGGTGATGTTTCAACATCAACTCCAGAAGCTATTAGAGGACGAGACATCAGAGAAGGACTGTTCCTACGCGGTAAGACCAGTGGAGCATTGGCACAGATCCTCGACCATTCTGGTGCATTAGATAGCGGTGGAAATGAGATATTCGATGTGGATATCATCTACGGCACGTTTCAAATCGGTGAAAGCATAACCTACGGTGACATCGCAAGAAATATACAGATTAGTATATTAGTAGAAAGCGGCGAATACTATGAAAACTATCCATTAAGAGTTCCGCCTAACGTCAGCGTGGTAGGAGATGAATTCCGCCGAGTGATATTTAGACCTCGACCAGGAACCTCAGCCAGTCCATGGGCTTTCCAAAAGTTCCGCAGAGATAGAACTATCGGTAATCAGGATACCATACGTCAGGTCTACAATGACACAACTGGTAATTGGGGTCCGCAGAATGTGGTCCCTGATCAGTTAACTCTTGCACAGGTAGAGTACGGATATCATTATCTACAAGATATCACAGAACCAGTTTATCCCAAGATACAAAACAAAGGAGCATACGAATCTGCTGCTGATTTAATAAGATTGAATAGAACGTTTCTTCAAGAAGAAATTGTTGCAAGAATAGATTTCAACAAAATCAATAGCGTATCCCCGTTCAGTCCAACTTTCACATACAACAGGAATTTTTATAAACGCAGTATTGGACAATTAGTTGATGATTTAACTTTCGATCTCGACCGTGGCGGATATAATAGAACCATTTCTAATGCGCTGAAATATTATCAAAACGATGTTGGAACACTTGTGATAACCACACAGCTGTCACAGTATCTGGCCGTGATAGATCTGTTCAATACCCTAGTACAGGCCATTATAGATAACACTGCAATCACAGGGTTGAAACAAACTCTGTTTTTCCAAACAATCGATCCTGCATTCCAAGCAGAGGTAGGTTCAGATGCTGTTATAGTGCTGTTGATTGATGCATTTAAAGATGTTATAGACGGATCTGGTTCAGTAAACTATCCTTTAGAAAACGAAGAAATGGATGTGTTCTTGGCCAACGACACTGTGCGTTGGCAGGCTATATCAGCTATAGGACACGGCGGGTTCATGGGAGTATTAGATCCCACAGGTCAGATATTGTCCAGATCACCTTACTTCCAAGAATGTGCTTCGTTCAGCCGCAGCCAAGATCGTCAGGTGTTTGCAGGTGGTATGTTCACTGACGGCTTTTCGGGCAACCTTGAATTCAACGTAGATGCAGTGGTCACTCCCACAAGATTGTCTGTTAGTGATCTTGATAGATTTCCAGAACTTCCAGCATCGTTTATTGTTTTTGACAGTGTATATAGAATTAACTATGTCAGAGACTTTGTCTACGATAAAGACGGCAGTACAGCTACATTTATCTTAGACGAAACAACACCATGGCCATTTACAGTATTCACATTCGACTCTTCTGCTTGCAGCAGAGACACTGGGCTGATCCTAGACGGACTAGGTCGAGACATTGTACTGAATACCAACTACTGGACACGCCAGAACGGAATAACATATAGGCTCAGCCAAAGCGGAGTGGTGTTGCAGAGCCAACGAGCTATTACTATAGAAGCTATCGAGTTTGTGCATGACACAGTTAATGATCTAATCACTGCGTATCCTGACATTCAAGATACTGTGGATCTCAGTAACATATCGATAGCAGATGTTCTTTCACGTGGATTAGCCGCTGTCCCGACACTCAGCTTCACTTTACCTGCCAGTGTATCTGTTGATGTAACCAGCGCATACAATTTGCTATTGAACAATAGAGACTACGCAGTGGCTGAGATACTGGGGTGGATTGCTAATGAAATATCAACTCCTACTGCGCCATTTACATCTCTTGATATTTTTATAGCAGGCGAAATTGAATTCCAGGCTCGACAAGCTGTAGAAGCTGTGATACATGATGTTATCTACGGTGGTAATGTGGCCACACGTACAAGAGCACTGAAATTCTATAACAATCTCACAGGAGCAGTGATCACTGACTCCGGTCTTTCACAGGCTAAAACTGCTGCATGGCACACCTATCTAAATTATCTATTAGGTCAGGTTGTACAAAATTTAAATCCTGCTACCAGTTATTCTGGAGTGAGCCGATCTACTGGTACTGCTGCGACAGCTACAGAAGCTGCCACAATCAATACCCTGATGACTGCTATGAGTTCAATCATCGGTGCAGCTGATTTTACAGCAGCACAGGCAGTGGTTGCTATTACAGAACCCAGTTTCGTGGGATATACTGCTAACAACATTGCTGTAAGAAATATTATTCAAACCAATCGAGCTACTTTGCAGACTTCAACAGTGGCATTTGTGGAGTTCAATGGTAATAGATACGAACTGTTGATGCCTGGTAATAGAAGTATGTTGTGTAACGACTTCACACAGATCAACGATCTAGGCTACGGAATAGTTGTGGCCAACGGTGGTCTTACAGAAGCTGTTTCAATGTTTACCTACTACTGTCATATTGCCTACTACTCAGTGACAGGCGGACAAATTCGTTCAGTAGCAGGTTCTAACGCACATGGAAACTTTGCTCTGGTGGCAGAAGGTGCAGACCCACTAGAGGTTCCAACGCCGTCTACTATATATGAAGAATTCAGTCAACGTATAGACTGTTATTTCCCCAGCGGTTCATTTGCCAACGTAGCCGGCGGCCTGTTGATATTTGTAACCAATTATGAATATACTCCATTAGGTGGTTCAGAGCTAGAAGTATTGCATCCTACAACTAACAGCATATATCGATATCCTGTAACTTCGGTAACTACAACTGATCTACCTGTAGGGGTCGCAAGATTGAATCTCTCCACAGGCACAGGATCAGCCACTGAAGGATTGTTTGCTGTAGTTGCCGATGGAACAAAAATGACACTGAGACTGTCGAGTGTTATACTGCTTACCGGTGGATTAGAAAATGTTGCAGTAAGACCTTCCACTGGTCTTAAATTACGTGAGACGCTGGATACAGTATATCGTGTATTAGAATTCAACTCTTATGTTGACTCAAACGGGCCTTACGAAGTATTATTCAACACAGCTACTCCGACACGTTTCCAAGTATTAGTGACCATTACGACTATTGCGTCTAATGTATGTACTACCAGTGGTAACCACAAACTGAGAATAGGTGACAGGATCATTCCTACCAGCACCGCTAATAATTTTGTCAGTGGCACTACTTATTATGTAAGAACACAGCCTACATATAATACATTCACAGTATCCACCAGTCCTAGCGGAAGCACATTTACATTAGCCGACGGCAGTGGATTGACTATCAAGGCTGCGAAATCACACAAACTGTTAGAAGCTTACACTGTGAATTTCAGTGTATCAGATGGCGGCGCACTGCCTGCTCCATTTACAGCAGGACAAATATACTATGTGTTGCCCAACAATCTCACTGAAACTGAGTTCAGCGTTGGTACACAATTGAACGGTACAGCAGTGAGCATAACCACAGCAGGTAGTGGCACTCATAGATACAACATCGCGGGACTAACGCTTACTCAGACTAGAGAAAACTACAACTACATAGACATAACCGTGATCCAGCCCGGAGAATTTGTAACGTCAACTCCGACTGGCACTACCTGTACTATCAGTATAGCCAACCCAGCTGAGGTCACTCTGAACAGCCATGGATTTGTGGCCGGCGATGTGATTAAATTCACAACCACTGGTGCTTTGCCTACAGGCGTAAGCATGTTGAACAGATACTTTGTGTTGTCTGCTGGTCTAGGTGTAAACAGTTTTAGAATCTCAGCTCAACTAGGTGGTGATGCTGTAGAGACCACTGGCACACAGAGTGGTGTGCAAAAAGTTGGTAAGGTCACTGGAAGTGCAGGTGATACTATATTTGCTGTGGTAGCTATTTCTCAGACAGAAATATCAAGAACACAAGGCAGCAAATTTGTGTATCTGGGTGAAGAATACATCATAAACACGTATCAACCAGAAGCAGTAACCAACGGTCCGTTTGGTAGAGTTATTCTTAATAGACCGTTGGTTAACGGTATAAACAATCTAGACAGCGCATACACTATTAAATCAGCTGTTCCTATACGCAGCAGTGGTAGTCTTGGTACACTGACCATACGTATTTCACTGACTCGGGTTACAGGACACGATCTACTGGAAATTGGTACAGGATCGTATGCCGATACTAACTATCCCAAAGAAATATATGGGGCCAGTGTTAACCCTTTGAATCCGGCAAACGAAGTACAAGAACGTGACGTGGGACGCTGTTTTTATGTGACCACTGACCAATTTGGTAATTTCTCAGTAGGCCCATACTTCCGAGTTGACCAAGGTACGGGTCAGGTAACATTCTCTAGTTCCATTGCACTGAGCAATCTCGATGGTATTGGATTTAAACGAGGTGTTCCTGTCAGTGAATTCTCTACAGATAGTGGTTTCATAGATAATGCTATCGACACGGTGCCAACTGAAAATGCTACTCGTATCTATCTAGAACGTCGATTAGGATTAACTCATGACGGTGCTGTTGTTGGTGTAGGTCAATTAATACCTACTGTCACTGGCGGTTACATGGCCCTTGATGGGCAGTTGGGCATGAAAGCATCAATGAATCTTAACAACAATAAGATCACTAATGTTACAGACGCAACTGATCCGCAGGATGCTCTCAATCTTAGAAGTTTTACTTTAAGTAATTTCCAAAACTGGGCTGGTGGCAATGTGCAGGGCGGTCAGTTCATGGTGTTCACAGGTGTTGGCAATACTGTGATCAACGCCAGCGTAACTGGTGATTTAACTTTTGATCTACGCACAGGCACAGACTCTACACTGAACAATGTAGACGTGCAGTTGAATGCGGGCGTGGTTAACAATGCAGAAGTGAATGCTGCCGCGGCTATTGCTCAGAGCAAGTTGAACATGACTATCGCTGCTACTCAGTCAGCGGCACCGACAGGAACAGCTGCCGTGATACAGGCAGCTAATGGACTCAGCAGTTTCAACAGTGCAGATTTCGTAGTTACCAACGGATACGTGACACTCAAGGCCAACTCGGTACAGTTAGCTGATCTTGAGCAGATGGCCCCTGACACACTGATAGGTAACAGTGGCATAAGCACAGCTAATGCCGCCGCAGTGGCATTTACCACTGTGGTCGACGAAGGCTTGGCTATCAAGAAATCGCAGTACAGCAGTGCAGGATTCTTGCGTAGAACAGGTGCAGCGACAGCGTCGGATGCCAATTATGTCATGGTGGCGGGATCTTCTGGATCAAGTTCAAGTACTGGTAATGGCGAAGTCATCGTTAGAGACGGCAGTGGAGATTTTGGCGGAAGAACCATAGACGTTCAAAACATCAAGATAGACGCTAACTTGGCCATAGATACTGTTAGTACCACAGCCACAGACGGATACATTAGATATTACGGTTTTGATTCAGCTGGTGGTATATTAATACAAACTGCTTCGGCTACTCCAGCTAATAGAAAAACCGCATACTGGAATAACTTCCATGAATTCAAAACGCAGAACGGTGTATCTGATGCACCTATAACCTGCTCTACAGTAACAGCGACTTCTATACAGGTTCAAGCTATTACCACAGGTGGCAATACCACAGCAGGAACTATTACAGGTCGTTGGACATTAACTGGCACATCGCCAAACGAATCAAGACTACAGGCCACATACTCCGCTGACCTTGCAGAATACTACGAAGGTGACAAAGAGTACGAAGTGGGGACTGTATTGGTGTTTGGCGGCGACAAAGAAGTCACTGTGACTAACACACAGGGCGACAACCGTGTGGCTGGTGTTGTTTCTAATACTGCTGCGTTTGCCATGTACGAAGGGTGTCCAGGACTCAAGAACCTAGTAGCCCTACAAGGTCGTGTGCCATGCCGGGTAGTAGGAAAAATACGCAAAGGAGAAATGCTTGTGACTTCAAAGATTCCAGGCGTTGCTGTAGCAGGTGGAAAAGATATCAAGGTCGGAACTGTGGTAGGTAAAGCACTGGTAGACTATGACAGTGATCACATTGGCACAATTGAAATAGCTGTGGGGAGAACATAATGCCTTTTAATACAAATATAATTCCAGGTCGTCCTCCTATATTGTGGAGTGAAGTTAACGATGCGTTTGTTAAAGTAAATGAAAATTTTGATATACTTGTAGCAACCATTGGCAATGGCAGTGGTCTAACTCCTATAGACTTTACTTCGTTAGATACCAATGTAACTCCTACTACAGATAATTTACGCAGTCTTGGTGATACCACACACAGATGGCAATCAGTGTTTACTTCAGAGCACACTACTTCTAATCCGTTAAATGGTTTATGGGCTGGTAATGCACAAGTTAAAGGTGTAGGATATACTGTTAATCTACCAGAAAATTCCACTGTTGGTGGAGATCCGCTTACTGGCATTGGTACCAGTTTAATCATAGATCCCGACAAAACATTCTTTAAAGAAATACAGGTTAATAATGATCTGTCTGTGGTAGCAACAACATTCGGCGACACTGTGAATTTCTTGCCAGGCGCAGGCGTTGGTCTTGCTGTGAGTTCAGGGGCTGACTCGATTACATTCTCAAACACAGGCATACTAAGTGTATCAGCTGGTACTGGTATTACAACTGCCACAGCAAGTGGAGTGGCCACAGTGACTAATGCCGGTGTTCGCAGTCTACAGAGTACAACTGCATTGCCCTCAGGCAGAACCACAGGTGCAGGTATTAACATTACTGGGTCAGTCGGCGACAATCTAAGAATTACCAACGCAGGCGTGATTAGTATTTCATCTGGTGTGGGTATCACCGTATCCGCTGATGCTGCCACAGGCGATGTAACTATCACAAACTCAGCTCCTGCTGTTAATGCATTTACACAAATTCAAGTTGACGGTGACACCATAAACAGATTACAAGCTGACGCTGTCAGTGACGTACTTAATATCAACGGTGGGCAGGGTATTACATTATCTAAGACTGTTGGAACAGATACGCTGACAATTGCAGTTAATCCAGTGTTTGATTTGAAAGGTTCAGTGTTCGGAGATGATTCAACTAAAATCATTGACGCTGTAGAAAACAAAGTCTACGGTGGAATATTTGCAACAACTTTAAGAACAGAAGAAACTAAAATTGCTCTTGGTGCAAGTGCTGGCAGTATTACTCAAGGCAATAATGCCACCGCAGTTGGATGGCTGGCGGGTTACAACAATCAAGGCACAGCCGCTGTGGCATTTGGACGAGAGTCTGGAGAAATTAATCAAGGACAATATGCTGTTGCTGTTGGGCCAGGAGCTGGTTATACCGGGCAAGGTGCGGATGCTATAGCCATTGGTTATAATGCTGGTGCAACTTCACAAGGCGCATCTGCAGTGGCAATTGGTTCTCTTGCTGGCCAAACCAGCCAGTCTGCGAATAGCATTGTTATTAATGCCAGCGGGGTTGCACTCAACGGCGCAGCAGCTGGATTCTATGTTAATCCTGTTAGATCAACTACAAGTTCAGCAAGGCCGGTTGTTTATGATACTACAACCAAAGAACTATTCTACACATCAACACTGGAATTTATCAACAGCACTATTAGCACCAGCGACTCCAGCGGATTGACCGTGGATGTGCAGACAACATTTAATACAGATGTTACTTTTGAAAATGAAATTACTGTAAATGGTCAGGTTACAATCGGTGGTGATTTAATCATCAACGGTGTTGGCGTTATCGCAGCTTCGTTTACTGGCGCAGCCGCCAATGCTACCACTGCCAGCACTGCTGCAAGTGTGGGTTACATGGGCATACCACAGAGTGCTACCACTACCACATTGGTAATTGGTGATGCGGGCAAACACATCTACGTTAACACTTCGGGTCAGACATTGACTATTCCAGCGGCCACATCAGTGGCATATCCAATAGGAACCACAATAACATTTATTGCTGGACCAAGTGCCAGCACAGTTACCATTGCTATTACCACAGATACCATGTATCTAGTTGGCACAGGAACTACAGGATCACGCACACTGGCTGCACACGGTATGGCCACAGCAGTTAAAGTCAGTGGTGCAAGTTCAAGCGGTGTATGGTATATTAACGGATCAGGACTGACATAATATGACCAATATCCATAATCAAAGGAAGCGAAATGGCAAAACAGAATATTAATGTAGGCACCACAGCCAACGACAAGAAAGGAGATAGCCTACGAGCTGCCTTCCAAAAAGTCAATGCCAACTTCACAGAACTTTACACAGTATTGGGAATTAATGCAGACGTTGATTTAAATCTAGGTGCGTTTGAATTCACTGGTAGTACTATCAGTACCACAGATAGTACTGCCATTGTGATTGATCAGGCTACTACTGTGACCAGCAACCTGTCTGTGGGTGGGGATATCCTGCCCCAGACTGCCAATGGTGGCGATCTAGGTTCAAGCACACTGCCTTGGCGCAGCCTCTATGTCAGCAACAACACAATTTATATTGGTGGTGTTCCATTGGGAATAGATGATAATGGTAATTTAACAGTCAGCGGCAGTTTAATAACAGGTGGCGGTGGTGGAAGCACATTGGTCAACGGTGCCAACACAGTCAGCCTTGGCACAGATGGTAAACTAACACTACCAAACGGTTCTACTATAGGTGACGGTGAAGCTGGCGCTGGTGTCCCAATAACCACATCTCGTGGTACTATATTACTAGGCAATCAAGCAGAGTGTGCAGGCGGTGAAAGTCATTTCCACATAATGAAAGGCGGCCAGCAGGCCATTGATTTGTTCTTGGGTGATGACAGCAACTATGTAAAACTGCCAAGCACTGGTGGGGTTGAAATAGCCACACAAAATTTCAATCAATATTCTTGGATTTTTAGCACAGATGGTAATTTAACTATCCCAGGTGATATCCGCAGTGAAGGCAATATCAACATTGACATCAACCTGTCAGACTCAACTCTGCACCGTTGGCAGTTTGGTGAGGATGGGGAGTTAACATTGCCTGGTGGTCGTACCCGTATTGGCACAGCAGTGGGAGTAGATGCTATTATAGCCAACGAGGACGAAGCATTTGGTGTTGTAACACAAGGAACAAATGGTTCGGGCGTACTGATATGGATAGAAGATCCAGAAAATTTTAGTACCAGTAATCTAGCGGCTGTATATACCAATCCAGAAGGTTCGGGAACTGTTAGGATAGCGACAGGTGCCAATGGCCCTGGCGGAGGACCCAAGTTCTGGACATTTAACGATGCTGGTGCATTAACATTCCCCCAAGGCACCACAATTACCACCGCTGACGGAACAGGTGCATTTATCATAGACGGTGCTGCTGACAAAGATGTTCAAATATATACCTACAGTGGTGAGACTGCTCGCGGATGGACCTTTGGCGCAGATGGTAGTTTACAAATACCAGGTGATATCAAGAGCGACGGTAACATTAACATTGAAATCAATATCGGAGACTCAACCCTACGCCGTTGGCAGTTTGGGGAAGATGGTCTTCTAACATTCCCCGACAGCACAGTTCAAAGCACAGCCTGGACAGGTAGCACAACAGTATCAAGCCTAGTCAACGGTGCCCATCAGGTAGCATTAGTTGTAGGTGGTGCAGGACCATATGTAACTTTCCCAGCAGATGACGGAGTGTCTATTGGCTTTCAAGGCGGTGAGATCGGCATCATTGGTGGTGAGGCACTTTTGTCTTCAACCGAATATGGTGTGAGATTAAGTGCAAATGCTACCGTTGATCGAAAGGATTGGGAGTTTGCCACAGATGGCAGTTTAACATTACCCGGTGATTTGAAATGGCCGAGCGGAGGAGGTAATATCCGCAGTGAAGGCAACATCAACATTGACATCAACTTGGCAGACTCAACTCTGCGTAGGTGGCAGTTTGGTGAGGATGGGGATACTGTGTTCCCTAATAATGTATCTATTAATTACAGCGGCGGCAATATTCAGTTTCCTAGAATTATAGCAGACAGTGGAAAGGCATTCAGCGTTCAAGGGCAAGGCACAAGTGGATCTGCGGCACTGTCGTGGACTGTGAATCCTGACGCGGCAGGTCAGTATGCGGCTGTCGCTGTTACCCGAGCCGGTGGAGGCAACCTTGCCACTGTGGTATTACAAGCACAATCTGATTCAGGTGATGTTGGGACTGTGAAGCTTTGGCGATTTGATGAAACTGGAGTATTCACATTACCAGCCGGCGGTGTTATTTCAGAAGGTGGTGGACTTACTGGTGCTATTCGACTCACACCCGCAGGCGGTGCCAACGCTAACCAAGCATTGTTAATTTACCCAACTGGAACAGCTGAGGGTGATCACATACACTTGACCGCAGGTGGCGGCACAACTGAATTGTATCTTGGCAATGACACACATTATGTCAAGTTGGTCAATGGTGGCAATGTAGAACTACGAGCCGCTACTGCAAATTTATCTGCTCAGGCGGCCTGGACATTTGAAACCGACGGCGAATTAGATACTATCCAACCGTTGGGGATAAAAGTTCCCGATGGTGTGCCAACCGATGTTGCTGTGATCAACAGCACCACTGGCAGTTGGGAAATGAATCCCAATCTCTCCTTGGCCACAACAGGAGGTTCAGGCTCTGGTCTGACTGTGAATGTTGCCGAGACTGGTGGATATGCCAGCACTATTGAGATAGCCACTGCCGGAACTGGATACAACAACGGTGATCTTATAACAGTCACAAGTGGCTCATCCAATGCCACATTCACCATTGTTATTGGAGGCCGAAACACTTGGCAGTTTGGCATAGATGGTGCATTAACAACGCCCGGTAATATAACATTGCCCAACGGGTCAGTGATAAAAGACACTGACTATCTTGCCGTAGCATTTGGTTCAGGTGCGGGCACAATCTCACAAGGCTTCTTTGCAGTGGCAGTTGGTCAATCTGCCGGTTATAATGGTCAAGGCAACGCAGCAGTGGCCATTGGCTCAGATGCGGGTGGAATCTCACAAGGCCTCAATGCTGTGGCAGTTGGTGCCGGTGCTGGTTATACTGGTCAAGGCATAAATGCTGTGGCCATTGGTATTCAGGCTGGTTATACCAATCAGGGCGCTAACTCAATCATCATCAATGCCACTGGTGCAACATTAAATCAAACCACTGCCAATACATTCACAGTGGCACCAATTAGAAATATCAGTGCTACCAGTGGAGTATTACAATACAACGACAGTACCAAAGAAGTTTCATACAGCAATAGTGTCACAGCTGAAACATTCAACACTGATCAGATCACTGTTGTGGGCAATAGAATTAGCACAACGGTCACAAACGCCAACCTTGAACTAGAATGCAATGGCAGTGGTGGTGTGGTGATCAACACCCTAGCAGAGGCTACCACTGCCAGCACAGCCAGAAGTGCTGGTTATCTAGGTATCCCAGCAAGTGCAGTTACAACCACTGCTACATTGACCATATCAGATGCCGGTGAACACATTTATCTAACAACCACAGGGCAGACCATAACCATTCCAGCAGCCGCATCAGTGGCCTATCCAATAGGAACTACACTTACATTTATAGCAGGACCAAGTGCTACCACAACAACCATTGCCATTACCTCAGACACACTGAGATTGGCGGGTGGTACAAGCACTGGCTCAAGAACACTGGCTGCAAATGGAATGGCCACAGCAGTCAAGGTAGCTGCCACTACCTGGTACATCAACGGAATAGGACTAACATAATATGACAGGCGTAACAGCATTAATGACCAGCTACGGTACAGCAGCCGGACCCGCATTGGTATTAGATCTAGATGCGGCAAACTATTCAGCTGTGCCCACTAACGGCAGTACCATAGCGGGCACTGGGGCTTTTGCTATAACCACAAGCAATACCAACAGCAGTATGGCGTGGGCATCAACTGCTGGTGGCATATTTCGCAAAACCACTGCCAACGACACAGATATGTTGAGGTTTGGTCCAGATTATTCATCCTCTTCACAGGCCTATACAGTAATGATGGTCTACCGATCACAGTCAGGCACAGCGGGCAGATTGCTAAATGCCAACACCGCAAGTCCAGACTGGCTAATGGGTTTGTGGGGTAATTCCGGTGGAGTACAAGATATCTTCTTCAACGGGTCATTTTTAGGCAGTAGTAGCACAGCTCAAACAGGTGCTTGGAGATTTGCTTGGATGACATCCAACGGCACTACTACCACAAATGCCTATGCGGCCGGCAGTACTGCTCCTACCGGTACTCACGGAACTAGAGCTGGTGTCAGTGGATTTAACGGCCTAAGATTGTTTGGTAGATTTGTCAGTTCCGTCCAAAATACAGAAGTTGTAACAGCCGATGTGGGCTTGGTCAAGGTCTGGAACGGCGTATTGACCTTGGCACAGATACAGGCACAGCATGAAGCATATAGAACAAGATTTGGATACTAATAATGGGTAAATATACTAAAGAGAGCGGATTATGAGCATACAAACAATTAATTTAGGTAATGTAGTCAATGACGGACTAGGCGATAACCTACGCACGGCCTTTGAAAAAGTCAATGCCAACTTTGCAGAATTATTAACCACCTTTGATTTAACTGCTGCAAATACTCAAGAATTAGGCGCTAAAGTTTTTAAAGAAAAAACAGGCAGCATATTAAAATTTAGAAATTTGGTATCTGGTACAAAAATTGTTGTCACAGAATACGACAACAGTATTGAAATTCGTTCCACACAGCCAGATGCGTTTACCAGCATTACCACTAATGCAGGAATAGTGCAGGCAGGAGATAATACCAATATTGCCATCCAAGGTGGCAGCAATATCACAGTCACAGGGGCTACTCCATATATCACTGTTGATACCAACTTGGATCTAAATGCATTACTATTGGGTTTTGATTTTGGTCCTATTGGCAATCAGTATACCACAGCTTTACAGGTGTTATCAGCTGCTGCCAATGTGGACTTTGGTACCTTTCCAACACCTGGACCATTTAACATAGACCTTGGCACCTTGGCCTAAGGACAGCCAATGATTACTTGGATTACTCCAGCTGGCAGAATAAGCATAGTAACCGAAAGGATTATTCTAGATATTCCTCTGGAAGCAACGTCAACAGTTGGTCCTATAACATTTACCTTGCTGGCAGGCTCATTGCCTAGAGGTCTAAGACTAGACACAGTGGTTGCCACAGATAGCACTCAAGGCACAGTGTTTATCAAAGGCAGTCCCACAGAAGTAGAAAAATACACAGTCAGCAGATTCGTAATTCGTGCAGACGACGGAGAGGACATTGAGGATCGAACTTTCAGCATTGATGTTGACGGTTCCGATGAACCAGCCTGGCTGACCAAAGAAGGGTTCTTGAATGTAGGTTCGGGTGAAAATTATTTTGTTCTTGATAATGCCTTTGTAGATTTTCAACTAGAAGCAGAAGACACAGACGAAAGCATCGGAGATGTACTAGAATACTATCTTGTGCCGTCAGGTGGAGAACTACCTCCTGGTCTGTCACTAACACGTCAAGGAAGACTATTTGGATTTACTGATCCGGTGTTTGCGCTAGATGTGGCAGGTCCAGGTGGATACGATACTGAAGCATTTGATATCACAGCACTGGATGTGGCCGAGGCCAAAAGCAACGGATTTGATTCCTATCTCTATGACAATGTTACCTATGGTTACACCGAGGCCAGTCAAACTCCTAGACGTCTAAGTAGATTCTACACGTTTATTGTTGCTGTGTCAGACGGCGAAAATGAAATAAGAAGATTGTTTAGAATTTGGGTGGTCACTGAAGAATTCTTGCAGGCAGACAACAGTATACTACAGATTGATACCAATCTGTTCCGAGCTGATGCTTCAAGTGATCGTAAACCAATATGGATTACTGAAAGCAATCTTGGCAGACGAAGAGCCAATAACTACATCACGGTATATCTAGATGTCTACGATCCTCCTTCACTTGCCGGTACTATTACATATATATTTTTGCCTACCAACGGTGGCACCTACAGATACAAAGATACCGGTGAGATAATTACCACCGGCCGATGGGAACTTAGTTCAGAGACTGTGTATTTTCCAGCATCAAATATTAGAACTAGAGACCCCGATGACTGGACAGTGATCATACCGGAAACTGTCAGCGAGCTGCCGCCGGGCATGGTTATTGATTCTATCACTGGTGAAATAGCTGGTCGAGTGCCTTATCAGAGTGCTGTGACCAAAACGTATCAATTTACCGTACAGGCCATTAATTATCCTGCTACGCTTTCTTCATTGGTCTACACAGTGCTGTTGGGCAGTTGGAGTTCTACTTTTAACTATACCATAGGTCAGGCCGTGAGGTATGGAGATTTTATCTACATAGCTATACAGTCCAGTAGAAATCAATTCCCAGATACATTAGACAGCATATATTGGACCAAGGGTGTTTCAACTGTTGAAAAAATATTCAGTATAGACATTATTGGTGAAATTGAAAGCTCTATCGAATGGATATCTGACGGTGATCTAGGAACCATAGTTCCCAATCAACCCAGTCAGAAGTTTGTAGAAGCTAGGAGTTTGAGATACGGTGGCAGAGTAATCTATGAAATTGCCACAGGCACACTACCGCCGGGACTAGACTTTCAGTCCACGGGTATCATAATAGGCAAGGTAAAACAATTTGGTGATGACAATGGCCCCGGACTAACTAGATTCTACGAAAGAATCGATAGTTTGAATCCTGGTGAAGATAGTTCTACATTATCTAGAGACTATACTCCGGCATTTGACAACAACACCAGCTTTGACAAAATTTTTAAATTTGAAATTGTGGCCAAAGATTCTGCAAATTTTGCAGAATCGTTAAAAGCATTCACGATGCTAGTAGTGGCAGACAACACAAAAACTTTTGCCAACCTGTATCTCAAAGCATTTCAGACCAAGGAAAAAAGATTAGATTGGTTTAATTTTATCACCGATAACAATATATTTAGATCCGATGATTTATATAGGCCTGGTGATACTAATTTTAGTATACAAACAGAATTAAAAATACTAGTGTTTGCTGGAATTGAAAGTGTAGAAGCTGTGAATTATGTACAGACCATGAGTCGAAATCACTATCGTAAACAGATACGATTTGGTAATTTACAGTATGCAGAAGCCAAGGATCCCATCACTCAAGAAACTTTGTATGAAGCAGTTTATGTAGAAGTTGTGGACGAATTTGAAAAAGATGGTAAAAGTATCAGTCAAACAGTAGAGCTTCCTAACAACATCAATAGCAAGGTACTTGTAAGTTATGACACCATAAAGATCGACAGCAATATACCTTTGATCAGCGACAGTGATCATCAACGAGTGTTTCCCAACAGTTTTAAAAATATGCGAAGTCGTATAAAAACTCTAGGAGAAAGAGATCGTACATTCCTTCCACTATGGATGAGAAGTATACAAAATCAAGCGTTTGTGGAAGCTGGATATGTCAAAGCTCTAGTTCTTTGTTACAGTAAACCTGGATCAGGGGCCAAGATAATTTCCAGAATAAAGCAGACTAACTTTGATTTCAAATCAATAAATTTCACCGCAGATAGGTATCTGATTGATGTGCTGGACGGTGTCATTGAGAATAAATATCTAGCATTTCCGCAACGTGGAGAAAAATTACCGTGAGCAATATCAATTACGTCAGTATAAACGAAAACTTTCCTGTAGCAGGGCAAGACAACGACACACAGGTGTTCAGAGACAACTTTGACACAATCAAAACTAGCCTACGCTATGCCAAAGAGGAATTGGAAATTTTCCAAGATTCTGCTACTGGTGCTGCTAGATTAAATCAAAGCAACAATTTCAATCAAAATATCATATCTAATGCTGTATTACAAGGCAACCGAGATGCTCTATTTGATGGTGGAAATTATAATGCGTCAACATTGGATGTGACTTATACCAATGGGGCATATCAAATTTATAAATTTGGTACTAATGTAGAAATAAATTTTCTCGAATTTCCAGAAAATGAAACTCCGGCCGGTGTTGGTAAAATTACTTTGGAATTGTACAGCGACGGTACTACTCCGCGTAATATTACTTTCAAAAGTATTGGTGGATTGGTCTATAAGAAAAATGCATCGCTAATTGCTTTAGGTACGCTTACTTTAACGTCAGCTACTAATCCGGTTATTTTGGAAGTTTGGAGATACAAATCAGCAACAATATTTCTAAACTATGTGGGAGTGTTCACCTAATGTTTCATCCCCTAGAGGAAGATCTCAGTCTACTCAAAGACAGTGAAGTTGAATTAAAACTTCAAGAACTGACTAGAAAATATTTTTTGGCCGCTAGAATGGGCAAAAATGAGATGTTGACACAACTGTCTACGTTTGTTACAATATATAAAGAGGAGCTATCAAAGAGAATGTTAGCTAAGACTCAAGGTACTTACGATACAGATTTGAATCAACTTATAAATGTGGACTGAAGATAATACTCAAGAAGAACTTGTAAAAGGTGTACTCCGACACGGGCCAACAGTACTTGACCTTTGTCAAAGTTCTGCAGATCTGTCAAAATATGTCGAGACTGTAGTTGCTGAACATCTAGACTATCCAATTCCCAAAGACTCAATAAATTCCAACAATTGGTTTATTCCTAGAGCATATCAAGAAATGAACATAGAAACATTTCTCTTGGAAAATAGTCCCGAATCAAATCACCCAAGAATCATACAGGAAATAGAACTGTATAAAAAACACAATATGATTTCGATGCTCAAGACCATGAAATATATTGTGGACACTCTTAGAACTAACAATGTGATTTGGGGTGTTGGGCGAGGATCAAGTGTAGCCAGTTATGTGCTTCACATCATAGGTGTACACAAGATAGACAGTGTTAAATACAATCTACCAATAGATGAATTCTTTAAAGGAGAAAAATAATGGCTAAAGCATATCGCACAATGAGAGGACGTGAAGTTGATTTTGAAAAACTAAGTCTACGCAACGAAAATACACCAGCAGTAGGTAATATGAGAGTAAACGCTCGAGGTGACGAACTAGGAGCGGGTGGCAAGATTATTAAAACTAGAGAACAAATTCTAGCAGACTACTATCAAAACAATCCACGCTCAGTAGACACAGTTGGTGTCACTGGCAATAAAAAATAAAAGAAATCTATGTCATTTGCATTCGCACCTAAAAAAATCAAAGTCCGAGCTCTGTCCAAAGACATATTAGTTGTTGATATGGACATGGGTGACATGACCACATCCGGCGGTATTTTCATTCAAAGTGACAACGGCAAAGCTCACGGAGTAAAACCCCGTTGGGCAAAAGTTTATAAAGTTGGTAGTGAAGTAGATATAGATGTCAAAGTTGGGCAGTGGGTGTTGATCGAACACGGTCGTTGGACTAGAAAAATCAACATCGACGACGGAGAAGGTGTCAAGGACTTTCAGAAGGTAGAAATCAAATCTATCATGGCAGTGGCCGATGAAAGACCTAATGATTTTTATATTGGTAAAGAATTCAGCAACGGCAGTAGTATGACTATTTCTCCTGATGACTTTATGCCCGGTAACTTATCTAAAATTGTATAATGGGTTTTAAAAAATCTTGGGATGTAGGTAACATTACATCTCAAATTCATACTCTGTCTAGAGAATGTAGCAGTCCTCACAACGACGGATTTACTGCCTGGGGTTGCAAACAGGATTTGCTAATCATTCAACAGTTGGTAAACGAAGCTATAAAAATTTCGCCAAACTTCGGCTCAATGGAAGACAACTGGTTGAAAGAACAGGAACAAAAGCGTATAATTAAAATACTTAAACAATAGGAATTGTTATGCGTATAGGTATTATAGGGTTTGGCTTTGTGGGTCAAGCTATTGGATGGTCTTACCAACACAAAGCCGAACTTGTTATTAGAGATCCCAAATTAGCAGATTCTGCATCTCTAGATCAATTTGTAGACTGTGATGCTATTTTTATCTGCGTTCCAAGTCCGTCAACCGAAGACGGCCATTGTGATACAGCTATTCTAGAAGACACTCTAAAAGAGTTGTTGTTTGTAAACATCAATAAACAAATTCCTGTTATCAGCAAGGTCACTGCTCCACCCAGTGTCTATGCTCGTCTACAGGAACAATATCCCAACTTAGTCTACTGTCCGGAGTTTTTAACTGCGGCCAATAATGTTGCAGACTATGCTAACTCAAACTACTTTGTACTCGGTGGCAGCTACGATTGGTGTGTTAAAGCTAGGACAGCAATTCATCAAGGTGTTCCGTTAGTACATGACCAGTTTACCATAGTAGATATAAAAACTGCTTCGCTGTACAAATATATGATGAACACCTATCTAGCAACTAAGGTAACATTTATGAATGATTTTAAAATGTTAGCAGACGCAGAAGGAGTTGCTTGGGACGATTTAAAGTATCTATCAAAAGCAGATAATCGAATTGGTAATACACATATGAATGTTCCCGGACCTGACGGACAATACGGTTGGGGAGGTGGATGCTTTCCTAAAGACGTTGCTGCAATAATCATGGAAGCCATTGATAAGAACGTAGACTTTGAACTGTTAGATAGAGTAGAAACAATTAACAAAAAACATAGGAGAAAAAATGACTAATCCTTTTAGAGACCAAGAGAAGTTTATGCGAGCATGTGATCAAAGCGTCGACAAGTTTGATGAGCAGCAATACGCAATGTATATTAAACTCGTTAACGAAGAGCACCAAGAATTACTAGAAGCCACACTGGCAGAAGATAGGGTAGAACAACTAGATGCACTGATTGACATTTTAGTTGTTACTATTGGTGCTATCCACAGTATGGGTGCAGATGCTGAAGGTGCTTGGAAAGAAGTCATGAAAACCAACTTTGCCAAGATCGATTCAGAGACTGGTAAGGTTCGTAAACGTGAAGACGGTAAGGTATTGAAACCTATAGGGTGGGTGCCTCCGGAGTTGGCTCCGTTTGTGAGCAAATAACTCAAAGGGTCTAGACAGACCCTTTCTTTTCCTCTATAATAACATAAAAGGATATGCGATGGAAATACAACCTAAAGACACAAGCAAGGGGCATTTTTATGTTAGCCTTGCAAAGAGTGCCATTCGTATTGTGGCAGGTGGCTGTTTGATTACAGGTAACTTGCTAATGGCAGGAGTTTGTTTTATAATGGCAGAAATATTAGGCGTTGTTGAGGAGTTAGTATAATGTATAAAACCATGTATAAAGAAGTTGAAGTAGATGTTGACTTGAGCGATTTTGAAACAGACGATCTAATTGAAGAATTGGAAAGCCGTGGCGCTGGCGTTGGGGGGTTTGGTGATGGTGCAGAACTTCTGCAAGCCATCTACGAAAAGCGTAGAATGAATAAAGATTACCAACAAGAATTAGATCAATTGATCTGGTTAGGAACAGGAAGAATTGTATGAAAGAACTATGGGTAGAAAAATATCGTCCTAAGACCATTGACGGTTATGTATGGCGTGATGAAGCGCAGCGTAGACAGGTAATGACCTGGATTAAAGACAAAAGCGTTCCGCATCTGCTGTTAAGCGGACCTCCTGGTATTGGAAAAACAACTATGGCCAAGATGTTGGTCAATGAAATTGGTATCGAAGATGCGGATGTCTTAGAAGTAAACGCCAGTAGAGAAACTGGAATTGATTTTATTAGAGATAAAATTGTTCCTTTTATTTCTACTATTGCTTGGGGACCTTTTAAGGTAGTGTTACTTGACGAGGCAGATCGACTGAGTCCCAATGCACAAGATTCTCTAAAAGGTATCATTGAAGAGTACAGTTCGTTTGCTCGATTTATTCTAACCTGTAATAGTCCAAATAAAATAATGCCTGCATTGCATAGTCGATGCCAGCAATTTCATTTTACAAAACTTGATATCACAGAATACACAGCAAGAGCAGCCACTGTTCTAGTAGAAGAATCAGTTGAGTTTGATCTCGAAACACTGGATCTATATGTTAGTACTGCTTATCCTGATCTTAGAAAATGTCTCAACCTACTACAACAACACGTAACAGATCAAAAACTGCATCCGCCTACCAAAGAGGATGCAGGAACC